GTATTAATTCCAAGACTATCATAAGGAAATGTGTCAAATATATCTTCAGAAACAATTTTCTTCACCACACGTTCAAATTGTTCTCTGTCATATGGATCTAATATATTTTCTCCAATTTGAATAGAATCACCTTCTTTAATTGTTCTTGGTGGATCTACCTGCTCTACATCTAAATCTGATCCTCTGTAATATAAAATCAAACATTTTGAATTTGCTTTTGGTGCTTCACTAAAAATTATTTGCGATCCAATTATATTATAAGATTCTCCTGGTTTTTGTAAAATATCGTTTATAAAAATAAAAAAGTTATTATTTTTATTTAAATCAGAACCTGGAACTATTCTTACCGAAAATGTATCTGTTACACCAAGAGTTGTAACTGTTAATAAGAATTTACGTTTTTTTCCAGTAAAAAATGGTGCAAGACTGTTGATTCTGACAAATTGTCCTGGATAAAAACCACCAAATTTATCTGTAAATGTTTCCAATACTGTCATTCTAAATTCACTAAATCCCACTCCGACTGATGGATTTGTGGTAATGCCAACAACTTTTAATATTTCACCAACTTTGTAACCATATCCAGGATCCTCTAAAGTAAATCCAGTAATACTTGATCCATTGCCTACAATTACAGAAACCTTTGCTCCTTCACCAGAACCACTAAAACCACCAGTATAAGCAACACCAAGATTGCTATAATTTGGAGGAATTGGTATGTTGATTGTTGGTTTTGCTGCAGTTGTATAACCAGTTCCTGCATTTACTATAGTCAGTGAGGTTACTGTTCCTCCAGAACCAATTGATGCAGTGATAGTAGCACCACTACCAATTGTAGAAGCAATACTAATTACTGGAGCAATCCTATAACCACTTCCAGCACCAGTTAAGTAAATATTTGATATTGTGCCAGCAGCAGATACAGAAACCGTTGCAGAGGCACCTACGAGGGGTTGATAACCATATCCAGTCGTAATGGCAACTCTAACAATTTTTCCAGCATTTGGAACTCCACCTATAAACTTAATAGTATTATTTCCTTCTGTATCAATAATAAAATCACTATCTGATATTTGAGAAACATTATTTAATAGAATAACTGGATTATTGTTTGTATCATCAGAATATAAACCAGATATATTTTCACCATTTGATTTTAGTACATAATTCAATCTTGTGATAATTAGTGTTGTTGTAGCAATTCCAGTATTTACATTATGATTTGGAGCAATAGTAATTGACCCAACTCCTATGGATTGGATAACTGTATTTCTTACAATATACTCATTTTCTGTATATTCTAAATTTAGAACATCTCCTAAACTTAAAGATGATGTAATAATTCCACTAATTATATTTTTACTTGAAGAATTTAGAGTTCCTGTTTTAATTCCTACTGTTTCTGCCTTTCCAGTAAAATCTTTAAAAATGTCATCAATAATTAAATTTTTATCTGATATATTTCCTGGATCAAATCTTCTTGAGAACAATCTTCCTTGGAATGAGGAGTTTGTTTGTATGCTCTCTTGTCCTATTTTTCCATATGGTGGATCTGTAAAATAAATTGTATCTTTGACTATATTAAAATCACCTCTCATCACAGTAACTGCTGCCCCAACAGTATGACCTGCTGCTGTTGTTCCATAATATGCTCTATCGACAATTACACTATTAGTAGAACCAATACCAACCGATCTGACTTTCATCAATTCAGAATCAATCATCAATACATCTAAAGATGTAATTGAGGAAATACCAGAGGACAAATAGATTATATTTCCAATCCCAATTGATGCTGCTGGATATAAGGTAATACCTCTTCTGTATAGTGGTGACTGAATTATATTATCAATTGCGATTAACGCACTTGAATTTGGTTCGGGATAAGTAAATGAATGAGTTCCAATTCCATAATTTTTAATATCTAAAGCAGAAGCAGTAGATAATCCAGATACTTTAAATTGATTATCATTCAATTTATCAATATATAAAATTTTTGGTAAAATATCTGTTCCCAAAAGTGTTGGTGAGAGATATAAATCGTCTGCTGGTGTGGACCCACCAATGGATGTTCCGGCAATACTAATAAGGTCTGTAGGAGTTGAAGATGTGCTTGTAGATCCAACACCAACAACTCCTATTGAATAACTTCTTCCACCATTTGCAACTTGAACTGAACTAATTTTTCCTACAGAATCTCTTAATACATTAAATGTTGCCCCAGAACCAACACCAACTATTGTAGTACCAGCAACACCAGTATATGATGAATTTGCTGCTGATACTATTGCTGTACTTGAAACTTTAGACACATTAAATGATAATGTGTGAGTTGGATTTGCTCCTCCAATATAAGTTCCAGCAATTGAAACCGTGTTTCCTATTCCATATCCTCTTCCACCATCTTTGAGAATAATAGATGTTGAAATTGGATTTCCAGTTGCTAAACCATCATAAGTAATCCAAACTTCAAATGTTGCTCCAGTCCCAATTCCAGATGTAGTAGATGGAATTGGATTTCCAAATCCATAAATGCGACTTAATGCATTTGGAATTAAAGTTGATATACCAGTAATTGTAGTGCTGATTGATACATTAAATCCATTCTCAAATATTGCACTTCCAATGCCACCACTCACACCCATTATAATTCCACCACCATATTCTTTAGTAACAAATTGTGGTTCGACTAAAGATGTTGTACCAATACCAATTCTTGTTTGTGATTCATCTATTAGTGGAAAATAACCAGATCCACTATTAATTATTTTTACACTTTGAATAGAATCACCAGAAATTACAGGATAGAAAACTCCTTCTATTGCTGGGGTTGTGGTATTTTCTACAGTAATTTTTGGTGGGTCAGATGAAGTATACCCAGAACCACCATGAACCACAACAATTTTTGAGACAGTATAAAACTCTGTATCAAACTCTGGTTGAATAATTGCACCTGACCCTGGAACTGTTCGCATTATTATTTTCTAATTTTTTTATATTTATTTGATAAGATATTAATTATGTTGCTTCATCATAAGAATGATAATACACTAAAGTTCCATTAGCATAAACTTTCCATTCTGATGGAGTATCTTGTGACACATCGTTAAAATCATTTATTACAGATCTAAATTGTATATTAGAAATTCCAGACCAAGAACTTACATTTATAGTTCGTACCTTAAAATTTCCAATACTATCCCATAAAGCATTATTGTTTAATTGCCCATTTACATAATATTCTAAAATTCCAGTGTGTGCTCCCACTTTTCTGTCAAAATAAATTTCAAATATTGTTGGAACAGTATAATTTACTGGCACTATGATATTTCCAGTATAAAATGATACGGTGTCACTGGAAAACCCCATTTGGTATTCAGTCCAATTGAGATTGGAACTACTAAAATTTGTTAATAAATGAATTATACTCATATTATGATAATCCTGCTCCACCTATTATAAAAGTATTAGTTCCAACACAAAGAATTGTAGATAATCCTCTTTGCGATAAAGTGCGATTTCCTGTAGTTGAAGTTCCAGAAAAATACATTGTAACCGAAGTTCCTTGAGTTATTGTTTGATTGCTTACTGAGTTATTATAAATTGATATTACATCACCTTCAGAAAAAATCCCTGATGGTGCAGTTACTCCCCCAGAAGAAATTGAAATGTATTTCCCTACATCGGATTTTTGAAGAATGTATGCAGATACTTTACTATTGCTGATAATTCCAGATGCTACTTTGCTTGCTGTTAAAATTCCTGAAATATTTGCATCACCTTGAACTTGAAGTTTTACTGTTGGATTTGTAGTTCCAATACCAATATTGCCAATAGAAGTTGTAGTGAATACTGTACCACCAGTTCCTATATTTAATGTAGAAGCAGTTATAATACCAGTAGTATTAATACTAGCAGTTGTAGAGAACCCAAGTGCAGTAGTTGCAGTTGATGCTATACCAACGAGACTTCCTACAAAACCTCCAGTAGCAGTTATAATACCAGTAGTATTAATACTAGTAGTTGTAGAGAACCCAAGTGCAGTAGTTGCTGTTCCTGTAAGATTTCCCACAAAAGTATTAGCAGTTATAATACCTAATACTTTTACATTACCAATAATATCAAGTTTTACTGTTGGATTTGTAGTTCCAATACCAAGATTATCAGAAACATAAGCACCCCCAACAACATGAAGTTTTGCTTCTGGATTTGTGGTTCCTATACCAATATTACCAATAGAAGTTGTAGTGAATACTGTACCACCAGTTCCTATATTTAATGTAGAAGCAGTTATAATACCAGTAGTGTTTATATTAATAGTAGAACTTACATTATTAGCAGTAGTTGCTGTTCCTGTAAGATTTCCCACAAAACTAGAAGCAGTTATAATACCTAATACTTTTGCATTACCAATAATATCAAGTTTTACTGTTGGATTTGTGGTTCCAATACCTAAGTTTCCACTTACATGAGCACCACCAGTAACTTGAAGTGGTTGTGATGCTGTTCCTGTAACTGATGTTGAACCAATTAAACAATTTCCATAAAGGTGATTAATCATCACCTTACCATCAGTGGAAACACCAACTAAAGGTATTCCATCATTATCATTAATGTTAAAAAATGTTCCTGTGTTGTTTGCCATTTTTCTTTAATGCCTTTATTGATTTATATTGTTTCCAACCTGATTTGTTGGGAATAATCTTGAGAACTTAGAACTTGGAGACCATATAATCCTCACAACACCTTGTCCTCCATTGCCACCACTTTGGGATGCACCAGTGTCACCATCAGCACCACCTCCTCCACCACCATAATTTCCACCACTACTTCCAGTGGTTGATGATGCTGTTACTCCATTTGCTCCCCCAGAACCACCACCTCCACCAACATTGGATTGAAATACTCCAGAAGAACCTTGTCCCAGTATGCCAGTTCCTCCACCTCCATTACCAGCAATGTTAGTATTGCCTTGAGAACCACCACCTCCAGACCCACCAGAACCTTCAGTGCCAGAAATATTGTTTCCTCCGCCAGAACCTCCATTCCCAGAGTACCCAGCAGAACCACCTCCACCTCCACCAGTAGTATTCGTTCCTTTGCCAGAAGGACCTCCATTCGAAATCCCACTATTTGCAAAATTGCTCCCCCCAGAACCACCCAGACTACCATCATCACCAGCAGTTGCTGCACCACCTTTTCCTCCAAATGCTGTAGCAACTCCTGTAATTGAACTATCTCCACCATCTCCACCAGTACCATTAGAAACCGCAACACCACCACCACCAACAACCACAGTAAGATTTTGTCCTGGAGATACTGCATAATCATTAATATACACTAAACCTCCACCTCCACCTCCATTGCCTCCAGCACCACCATTAGAACCACCGCCTGCTCCACCACCAGCAATCAATACAGCAGAAATCTTTGTTACACCAGTAGGAACTGTGAAAGTATTACTTCCAACAATAGTAAATGTACTAGATAAACCAGTCATATTCAATATTTCTGTTCCAATCACCGTTGAACCATTTACAGATAATGAAGATGTTGGAGTTGTGATTCCAATGCCTATCGAATTGGAAAAATAAGAATTACCAACAAAAGTAGAAACACCAGAAACATAAGCATTAGTGGCAGTAATAAAACCTACTGTTGTAATTCCAGAAACTTGAAGGTTGAAAGCAGTAATAAAACCTACTGTTGTAATACCAGAAACATAAGCATTAGTAGCAGTTAAAAATCCAACTGTTGCAATTCCAGAAACTTGAAGGTTGGAAGCAGTAATAAAACCTACTGTCGTAATACCAGGACCGACTTGAAGTTGTGTAATAGAACCAATACCACCAATAACATTTGTAGAAGTTCTAGCAGTTGCAACAATACTAGAAACCTCACCAGTAATTGTTCCAGTGACTTTTAGATTACCAACAACATGAAGGGATTCTGTTGGAGTTGTAGTTCCTATACCAACAGAACCACCAATATAAGCACCACTACTAATACCAGTAACCTGGAGAACTTGACCTGTTGTTCCTGTAGAAGTTCCACCACCTATCAATACTGGTCCATTGGTGAATGTAGAAATGCCAGTAACTTGAAGTTGTGTAATGGAACCAATACCACCAATAACACTTGTAGAAGTTCCAGCATTAGTGGCATAAGTTGCTATACCTGCTGTTGTAGCATAACTAGCAGAAGAAGAATTTCCACTAAAACTAAGAGCAGAAACTATACCAGTAAAGTTGCCACCACCAATAACATGAAGGTTTGATGATGGATTTGTGGTTCCTATACCAACAGAACCTGTAATAAAAGTATCTCCAGATACTTGAAGTTTTGAGTCTCCTGTTTGTATTGCAGAACCAACTAATACTGGTCCATTGGTGAATGTAGAAATTCCAGCAACTGTGATAGATAAAAGACTATTTGTTATATTTGTTCCGTCCCCAAGAGCAGTGTAAATTTCACTAAAGTTGCTATTAATCTTTACAGCACCTTGAGCTAAGGTATCTCCAGTAGTATCATTTGCTGAGGTTCCAGTAAATATTCCTAATTTCGCCATTATTTAATAGACTGTCTTTTCATTTATTTATGTGTTTGAATCAAATGTAATTCCACCAACAGTCATATCAAATGAGAACCATACAGTATCATCAAATCTTTTGTTTATACTATAAGCAAAAGCATTATCAACCGATGTATTTGCTGCTCCTGTTGGATTTGTAAACTCAGTTATTGAAGAATACAGTATATTTTGACCCGTTTGGAAATTATGATTTGGAAGAGTAATAATATCATTATCAATATTAATAACAGTACTAGCAGAACTAACAAATTCACGATAGAATAAAGGTGTTTGGTTGCTAGTTATTTTAAAAGATTTACTTCCAACCACAGTATTTCCAGGAAGTCTTCTTCTAATTTTTACATCAGAAGTTTGAGTGCCGATACCTAATCTGTGTGGAAGATTTAATCTTATACTTCCAATACCAATTTCATTAATAACAGTATTATCTGGAATAAGTAAAGTGGAAAAACCCACATAATCACCAACTCTTAAATTATCAGTATTGAGATTTATATAATATGAATAGAAACTATTAAATGTAGCAGTTGTTGTTCCAATTGAAATATATTCATTTGAACCATCAAACTGACTACTTATATCGTCCATAATCAAAACCTTATTTGTTTTACTTAAAGTATAAGGTTTGAGTGCTATACCAAAAATAGGTCCAGTTATACCAATATTAGCAACATTTGCTTCTTCTGCTCCAATATTTACTCTCTCAATCGAACCATCTTCAAATAAACTTTCTCCATCTTCTGTAACTAATGATAGATTATTTTTTGTATAAACTGACGATACAGCATCAAGATTTATAAGTAAATCTAAAGTGGAATTTGCAATTCCAACTTTTAGATTTTTGGTTGCAGTTGATGGAACAATACTAATTACATCCAAATCAGAAAATTCTTTAAATCCTGCTGGATGAATAACGGAACGAACTGGTTCTTTCCAAACATCATAAGATACCTCACTCTTGATTGAATATGAAAACTTTTGATAATAAGAATTGTCAGAAATCCTTTGTTGATAATTATTTAAAAATCCAATTTCATTTCCAGCATCATTAACTTTATCTCTTGTTGCTCCAAGTGTTGATTTCAAGTTAAACTTATTAACAAATTCAACAGTACCATTCAATAATGATTTTTCACCTTTTAGTTTATTTCCAACTTCTAATTCTCCTTTTGCGTCAATTAATCGTAATTGATTAATATCATTATCCCAACCATTTTCCATAACAGTTGCAGAAAATACTATATTTCCATTTGATGGTGTAATTCCAATAACTTTTTCTCCAGAAATATAACTCAAATCATCAATGAGAACCATCTCAAACTCAGGCATATCTTTTTTATTGATTACAACTCCATAACCATTACCATTAATATAATTACCTTCACGATTGTTTTGATTTAACGATAACGCAGTTCCATTTTTTCCAGTCAATCCAGTCATACTGAAGGTCACTGTGAAGTTTTCTGAACTTATTTCAGTTACAGTGAAAAACTTATATCCATAATCCTTTGAGTTGAAGTTATCTTTTGTTTTATCTTGTTGTCTACATTTTTCTATGAAGATTTCATCTCCAACAGCAAATGGGAATACAGTTTCTGTTTTTCCATACCCAGTTGTGATTAGTGGATATAATTGAGTATCATTTAGTAATTCCAATCTTATCTCAGAACCATCATCTTCCACTACTACAATAACATCAATCTCATATCCATTAGAATTGTTTATAGGTACAATTCTTAATGGTGTGATTAAATCATTAGTGTTTTCAATAACTTTTACACCAACAATACTTCCACTTTGCAATTCGGCAGATAACTTTATCTTATCATTTCCAATAACTTTGAGTGATGGGGCAGTATTGTATCCCTTTCCTCCAGTTGTTATACCAACATAATCAATTCTTGCAATATCTTTAATTTGAACTATTGCTGGAGAACTTAAAAATGGGGTTAATGTAGTATCAGTTGGGTAGTTAAAACCATCTTTAACTCTTTCTATTTGACTAACTTTTCCTATTATAGAAGATGATGACCTAAGAATAGAATTTTTACCAGAAATAGTTTCAATTGAAGATATTTTTGGTAATTTTGTGTATCTTTTTCCACCAAAATTAACTTTTATTTTTGATATTGGTCCAGAAGTATTGGTAGAATTTGTATCATAAAAAATAGTAGATACTCCACTCGAAGTTGTATATGATGTATTCTCTGGTTTTGTATTTAAATTGAACTTGAATGCTGTACTTCCAATTCCTATAATTGGATATTCATTATTGAATGTGCTAGGAACAATTTTAATTCTATTATTTGCAACAACTTCTTTATCATAAGAAATCTGGAATTCTACAGATGAAATTGTTAATGGTATTAAATTATAATATAGTTCATTTGGAACATTAGTTGTTTGAGTATTTAATTCTCTTGTGTTATTACTAATATATTTAAAGTTTTCAATCTCTTTAACAAAATTTGGATCTTTATATAATCTCAAATCCATACCAGAAACTGTATCATCAGTCAAATCAAAAGTTAATACATCTCCTCTCGTGAGACTGATTGGTGGATTGATAAGAGCAATACTATGATTGGACGCACCGACAGTTGTAAAACTAATACAAGTTCCAACTGTTGTATCATAAAGATAATTTGATAGTTTTATTTTATCTGGGTCTTGCTTTAGAACATAATAAGTATTATTGTTAGTCAATCCACCAATAACAGTATTTGTATTGGTATAATAGACAACTTTATCACCAGTTTTTAATTTATTACCAGTTATAGTAATCTCATTTGTTTGTGTATTTACGCCAACCGAAGAAGCATCAAAATCAATTTTATCTGTTGTGATCTTTCTAAGTGCTGTATCGTATCTTAATTTTATTGTATTTGAAAAACTTGGAAATACATTGAATTTTATTTTGTCATCTGTTTGTAGTCCGTGTGTTTGTGCTGTAGAAACAGTTACAGAATAATTTTCAAAAGTTCCAGTAATTTTGGAATATTGTGTTGTCAATGAATGTGCTAATCCAATATTCGTTGTTTGTGAAAAGAAATATAATGAGTTATTTGATGTTCCAATTCCTGTAGTTGTTGTAAATCCTAAAGTAGATAAACCAACATAATCATTTCCTAAATTGACTGCATATACTGTTTGATTTTGATTTATTCTAAATGTAGAACCTGTACCAGTATTTGCTACTATAATTCCAGTTCCACCCAATCCAACATTATAAGTCAATGATTGACCTGTATAATATTTGTGGTTTGGTATGTAAATTGAACGAGATGGAACAAATTTATCATATACTGATCTTTGAGTAGAAACAACAGTAGTAGAAATACTACCACCAAGAGTATGGTTTGGTGAAATTTGAATACTTCCAATCCCAACACTTATAATAGTTGTTCCAGCAGCAACATTAGTTCCTGAAACATAATCACCAATTTTCAATGCAGTGGTATTAATTCCAATATAACTTGTTATTCCTGCACTAAACGTACCAAAATCAGTTTTAATACCAACCAATTTATAATAATTTGTTCCACTTGTTCCTATTCCTATTGTATTGCTAGGATTGAAATAAATGGTTTTATTTTCTACAATACTATTATCATATTGAGTAGCATTAAATGTAAATGTATTCGGAAGCAACACAACAGAAACAATACCTGCAGTATGAATTCCAGTATAATTTTCATATCGATTTACAAATAATTTTGACTCAGAAGATGAAATATCAATAACTTTTAAAGTTTCTGTATTAATTTCAATTAAGTTATCGACTTCAAATCCAGAAATATCATTTACAGTAATATAAGTTGTTACTCCAGTGTTTGACTGGTTTGGAATATCGTTTACCAAACTAACACTTTTTTGATTTACTAATACTTTTTTAAATCCTTGAATGTAATTATAAGGACTAGAAGAAATGGAAGTAACTAAAATTTCATCATTTGTAATTAAATTGTGAGGTGTTCCTGTAATTCCTTTTACTCTTGTTCCTTTTGTGATAAAAGTGACACCAGAAAAAGTAGATACACCAATTTGAATATTCGAAATTTGTTTTCCTTCAACTCTTGAAATTGCAGCAGATATTCCAGTTCCGCCAGAAGTTAAATTATCAAAAATAATATCATCACCTGGTTTATATTCTTGACCTGTATTATAAATTGATATTGAGTTTATACCAGAAGACTGTATTTGTTTTACTACAAATTCTTGTTTATATTTTGATTCTACTTTATTAATTAAATCATAAGATGCATATGAAGAATTTAAATAATATGGACCAGTATTTCTTACTATATCTAAATTATTAAAATCCAATTCCTGATTGAATGATGGTTCGAAATTTTCTTCTATCGGCAAATCTTTAAATTCCGAACCGATCAGATATGGGTATTGTGGTTTTTTTACTCCATTGGAATCATCAAGAGTAAGAAAATATCCATAATTGATATTTGGAAAATCACTATTGTTTATAAACATTCCATTATATTCATCCAAATGACCTCCAGATGTTGCTTTATTATAAACAAAATCTTGAATAAAAAATCCAGATGGAAAATTGGGTCTTATATTTGAACCAATTAATCCATCTATTTTTGATTTATTAGTTTGACTATAACTTGATTTTATTTGTGCAATTGTTCCATTTATTTTGCCATAAGGGCCAAAAATAGGATTTCCATCATATGCCCATCCTAAAATACGATATGGATTTATTGCCCCTTCTGGTGGTTGTTCTGTTCCATCTTTTTTATTGATGAAATTCTTTAAATTTTTTCTTAATTTTTTAGAAGGATAATAATTTACAAATTCCAATCCAAATTCATCAACATCACTTGGTATAATAATACCTTCATCTTCAGAATTGATAATTGACTTATTTTTTTCAATTTGATTTATTTGCCATTCAAACACGTTACCTTCAAATCTAGCACCAGAACCCCTTTTCTTTATCTCTAATGTTGTATTTGTTTTATCATAGTTTATTCCAGAATTGATAACTGAAATTTGAGTTATTTTTCCATCTACTATAGTTGGATACAATTCGGCATATTTGCCAGTTTCACTAGCAATAAAGATGTCAATGTCATTTGCGTATCCTTTCCCTGCGTTTAATATTTGAACATCAACAATCAAACCATCAGAAATAATTGGTTTTAATACTGCTTCTGATGTTTGTTTTTTCACAGAAACAAGTGGTTTTCTGTGAAAGTTAATAATATTTGGTGTTCCATAGTTACTTCCACTATTTTCCACAAAAACATTATCAAAGGAACCTAAAACAATTGGGTTCAATGATGGTTCTATAATTGTAGTAGTAATTCCACTAATTGCCTCAACACTAATTTCAATTGGTGGATATGAAAATTTATGAGTTCCAACACCAACAGAATCAAAACTTACATATTTTTTATTAATATAATTTTCTCTAGAAATATTTGTAGAAACTCCAGCAATTGATAGTTTAAATTTATTTTCATCAACTACTGTTACGTGGTAATCGATTTGAGTTGACAATCCAGATACCACAGTACCTGATGTTGTATATAATACTAAGTCCTCATTTTTAAAATTATGATTTTTTGCAAAAATATAATCATCAAATGTATTAATTCCAACTGTTTGATTATCTGCTGATAATAATGATGGAACTGCTACAAATCTATTTGAATATCCAGATCCACCATTCTTTACATATATTTTTGTTATTGTATTTTTTGAATTTACTGTTTTTAAACTATGAATCCCAGAATAACCAATACCACTAATTGAAATAGTATTAATTCCAGATATGGAATCATTTTTTGTTTCATATAACTTGATTTGTGTTGTGCTTGTTACTCCCACAAAATATGAAGCACCATCAATAAGGGGAGATATGGAAATATTTGCGTTTTTATTATAAAAAACTTCTTCAGAAGCATTAAAATTATGATTTTGTGAAAAAATAATACTATTACTGTATATACTAGTTGCTTTAAAATTTGAAGTAATTCTTGTTTTTACTAAATTTGATTCCAATACAGCACCAGAACCATTTCCACCAGTTAAAGTGATTTTTGGTTTTAATTGATAACCAATTCCTGGTGATAATAATTTTACTTCATTTAAACTTCCTGTTATACAACCATTTACTATGGCACCAGATCCAGAATTATCCTCTACACTTATTCCAGAAAAATTAATTACATCATATCCTTGTCCTGACGCATTAACATTTACAAAGTCTAGTTTTCCATAGTAAATATTGTCTTGGAAAGTGGTAGTTGAAACTATTTCAACTCCATCCGCCAAAATACCTATTTTTTTATTGATTGTTTTTCTTTTTTCTGGGTCGTCAAAAAATTGTTCTTTTTTAGTTAAATTGAACTTTTTAAATAATTTCTGATGTTCTAACGTTTTATTTTGATAATTTAATTTTACAAAAGAATCTGCAATTCCTACATTTGAAAATTGAATATAATTATTGGTATATAAGTCAGTATTGCTGTAGGAAAGTTTAATATTATCATTATCATATTTTGTCAAAAAGTAAGTAGAACTTTCAATTCCAGAATTGGATGAAGAAGAATAATAAATTTTTTCTCCAGTATAAAAATTATGATTTGGACAATTTAATACACTTGTAATCCCTACATCAGTAATCCAATTTGAATTTGTGGTTTTAGTGACGTTTGTTCTTCTGTCTGTTGAATAAATTGTATCATTCGGCAATCCAGAAGAAGTAACATAAAAATTATCAAAATTATAATCAACATAAGTATTCTGGACTCCTGTTGGTAAATTAACAATAGATGGAAAATACTTTAAATAACTATCTGCTTTTTTAATTATTTTTTTAATTTCAGTTTTTTTTGATATTGGTGTTTTATCAATATCGACGTAATATTCATTAGTATCATCAAAACCATAATCTTCTACTGTTGCTGATAAAACACTGTCATTTTCATTAGATGGATTCAATAAATTAAATTTATCTCCAATAATAAAAGTTAATTTATCATAAAAATATATCCTATTACCAGAAGTGGATTTTATTTTATGAGTTGTTGGTATATTATAATTCCAAAAATTAAATTCTTTTCTGTTATTTAAATCAGTTCCAAATTCAGAAAGTTGTATTTTGTCTCCAACTCTTAAATTGGATGTTTGTGAATAATCAATAGTATCAATAACATTAATTAATCTAAATTCAACTTTAGAACCATTATCTAGATATGAGTATAAAAAGTTTTCCTCTACCAATTCTTCCGCAAAATTCAAATCCGCAATAACACCAGAAACTCCAAGAAATTCAGTTAAAGTTTTATCTGTGTAAGTTAAAGTTGTTGGATTTGCTAAATTTGATGTCTTTATAAACAAAGAACCACTTTTCTTAAATCCAACTGTGGAATCTACTATAACAAAAGTAGAACCATTAGTAACAGATTCTGAAATATTTGTTTTTTTGGTAGGTTCAAAATTAAATATAAAAGAAGTAGAATCTAAAGAAATTTCATATAGATCTTTATTATCAACAGGTCTATATTCTACATTATAAATTGCAGCACTCGCAGTCTTACCATTTTCTAAAGTTTCAAATATAGTTTTTCCTTTTAATTGTTTTCTTAAATCAGAATCACTAACTCTATATGTTTCGTCTCTAACTATTTGTTCGACTAAAATATTTTTAGTCACCAAATAATTATTATCTGATGGTCTTAAAAGATAATCCTGTGGTTTAATGACTTGAATATCTTTACCAAAAAGAATGCTGAATAGAATTTTATACGAGGTATCAGTTCCTTTTGTGATATAAAAATCTTTTGCTCTAGATAAAATATTTTTTAAATTCAATCCTTTTACAAATTGTCTATCTTCAAATCCAGGTAAAAATTGAGTTTTAAACTTTTTAAATATTTCGTTAAAGAATAATAAATTTAAATTCGTTACTGTTCCTGCTTTGGTGTGAGGTGCTGAATCTGTTTTTGAAAAAATAAAAGATTCATTATTTGAATGTTGATCTATTCCACTAAATCCACGAACACATCCAGTAAAAGAATTTGTAGTAATTCCAGTGTATGTAATAATTTCATCATCAATTTTTAATAGACCATATTTTTGGGGAAATCCAATTGTATGATTAACTACAATCACATCATCAAAAGATGTTACATCTTCTACTAAGGTACAAGGAACTTCTGTGTTATAAAATGTTTCACCATTAAAGTTATCAATACTCTTATATTGTTGCAGATTGACTGCTAAGTCTACAACACCAGTTTGATGCTCTTGAGAAATATAATACTGTTCTAAAAATTCTCTAAAAAGTGGTGAATCATCATTTAAAAATTCTGGAATTTGCGATTCAACAATGGATTGAATTTTTACTCTTTTGATTTCCGACATCTTATCTTGTATAATTTCCGTTTACGTAACTTGATGTGACCGCATATTGTGTTGCTGAAGTATTTTCACCAGATGTAATTACATCCTCCAGAACACCTACATTAAGTTTAGTAGTATCTAGTTCCAAGTATATATCCTTTAACGCAAGGACATCATTTGACTCTGGTATCGCTTGAATTTCAATACCAGCAGTGCTTGTAGATGATGTGAATGTGATTGTAGTTAATTTAATTTCACCTTTCATATAATCTACAGTTCCAGCATTATTGTTTACAACTACAGGGGAACCATCGACCAGTTTAAAGAAAAATATGCTTCCAATTTCATTAGTTGTTGGAACATCACTCATATACAAAGTTCCACTCACATCCTTTACTGTAAATCCAGTTGATTTGATATTATATCCTCTACCATCAGAATTTAATTTTTTAATATGAAATTGATTTCCAAAACATATTTCATATGTTGCTAATTTATCAAATTCTGGTTGCAAATCTCTTCTAATTTTAATTTTAGTAATATTAGAAGTGATAGATGTGCTGGTATTGTCAATCAAAGAAGAAACTTTACTATATTTGAATCTACCACCAAAACTATTCAACTCGGTTGATTTGCTATATGCCTCTAAATTTTTTGTAACTCTTAGTTGTAAATTATTTGGATCTATTGTGGTACTTTTATCATAATAAACTGTTGTATCTATTTCAATATACATATATTTCAAATCGATAATCTCTGGTTTTATTCCAGCAATTGAATATTGTCTTAAATCTTTTTTGATATTATCTTTTGTAATTTGAGAAAGGAATTTACCATTTCTTGGTTTGATTGAAATGTAAACTTTACCATACTCTGGTGGATCTAACTCATCCCCACCATATGCCGTTACAGTATCCACATTTGGAAAAATGTATGGTATTAATCCTTTATAGTCATTTGCAGTCACTGCACGGTATTGTGATGCATATACTCTAGGTCCAAGATACTTAATCGAATCAATTGATTCAATATCATCACCGTTTTCCGATGATTGAATGGTTGTCAATAAAGAAATATTATTTGTAACTGAAGTTTTATTATTATCAGTTAAAATGCCAGAAAAAGTAAAGTTTGCCGCACCATTTGCTTCTTTTCCATTTGTAATAATATAACTAATAAAAATAGTACTTCCACTAATTGGTTTTCTCCCTATAATATCATCACCAAATAAAATTTCATATTTCTCATCATCTATTTCTTGTGTTAGAAAAACTCTTGAATTTTTATTTACTTGAAAAATATTTTTATATGATTGATATTTTTCAGTAATAACACCTGAAACTTTTACACGAATTGTGGAAGAATCTACACCAGTATTTGGAATTGTAAATCTTTGATTCGATTGTGATTTGTCTACTGTATATGACTTTGTTAAATATGAACCTTCATAAACATCGATACCTGTGAAATTTGCAAATCCATTATTATCAACAACTACTGTGATATCTTCTGGAATTGAAAATATATAATTACCATTCTCAACAGCACCCAAAGCAACGATTCCTGCCTTTAGAGTAACTGTCTTTGAATTTAACCCTGTAGTATTAACTGTAAAACTAACCTTTGCTTTTGACGCACTTTTGGATCTAGGAACATATCCAATATTACGTGCAAGGGAGACTACATTTTCTCGAAGAGTTGCACTATCAATAAAGGATTCATTTACTGCCATGTTTGTATTGAAGGCAGTAATATAAGAATTGTATGCTAATACATCAATTAAACTTGAAAAATTAGATCCTTCAAAATCAAAATCCGTGAAATTACTATTCGATCTCAGATAGTCCTTTATCTGAGTACGTAAATCATTAAAATCTAGATTTGTGAAATTATTGAAGGACATTATATTCTAGTTGGTTGTAAAAGAAACTCTATATTTTGAAGAGGAAATGGAAGTCCAACAATATCGTAAGAAATCTTTGCGTTCAATTCATTTGAATCTTCAATAGATTCAACCAATACCTCTCTTACTCTGATTCTTGGTTCAAAGTTACTCAATACTGTTTTAATTTCTTCATCAAGTATTGTCGAAACTTCTGGTTCATTGAGTTCAAATAAAGAATTATCAACAGAGGTTCCCAATAAATTATTAAAGAACCTCTCACCAATACGAGTTCTAACTAAGTTAATAACAGATTTTTTAATCGCATCCTCATTTTTTAATACAAGAACATCATTCGTCACTGGATGTCTAGAAAAAGACAAACTAATGTCCCTAAAACTTCTAGAAATACTAAGCATTTAAACAATGGGCATGAATAATATATCTATAATACTTTTTAGATTATTTTTCCGTATGTTGGTTCAGTTCCATAGTCCCAATCATCATAATCTTCATCATTTCTAATTCTTTCGTGTAATTCAGTTTGTTTCTTTAGATCGTGCTTTGGTGCAAAATCGTGCATAATCTCCTGAATAACTCTTTTTGGTTTTTCTTTATCAGTATCATTATCAGTAATGGGTTTTGTAGTTCCCCACATTTCTCTCATATAGTTTTTGTCTTGATCAATTTGATAAAATGCCATTTTAGTTCCTCTGTTTTTATCTTTAAAAACAGAACTTTTAAGGAGGTTTCTATCTCCTTTAACTATTTAACGATCTAACTGACGAAGTTTATAATTCTCTGAATTAAAATACTTTAACAGTTCTAATGCTACTAATTTTGGATTTCCATCACCGCAAGTATAAACATCTATCGCAATACAACCTTCCTCAGGCCATGTATGACAAGAAACATGACTTTCTGAGAGTGCAATCACAATTGTAAGACCTTGAGGATGAAAACAATGCTGAAAAATATTCAAAATTGTCATTCCAGCACGTTGAATGCCACGTTCCATGACTCCCTGAAGGGCAATACCATCATTTAGAAGGTTGTGTTCTATATCATAGACCTCCAAAAGAAGGTGATTGCCCATCGAAAACTGTTTCAATTCAATATCTTTAGTAAAAATTTATTTATTTTGTTTTTCTTCTGTAGTTTCCCAAAAATATTCGTCTGTATCACCTAATTTACCCCATTTTCCATTCAATCCAATTTCTGTACGATAAAAATGAGTGGATATTTTAAAATCAGGTTTTTTGGGATTATTTGGAGTTCTAGATGAACTGTATAATCTCATTCGGTTGTTGGGATACAGTACAAATTGACCATTTTCCAATAAAATAAAGTTATGGGACTTATGTTCCTCTGGTAATTCGCTTTGACCACAATCAATTTTATCATTATACGGGTGATAATTATCTAAACTAAACAAATATTGACCTTTAAGTTGTCCAAAGTCTCTTGTGCGAACTTCAAAATCCAATTCTCCTATATGTTTTTTTTGAACACATACCACTCCATAACTCATACAATCCCAAAATTGTAAATTGGTTAGATCCAAATCTGGTTCTGGAGTTTTTGGTGTGGAGACAAAAGCACTGATTGGTAATTTATCATATAATGCACCATATTCTGGTAGATATGTTTCAAAATAAAAAGAACGACCTGGTAATGATTTTGCTGTTACCAAAACTCCTTCTACAAATTCTCCATGTCCATCTTGAAGATCACGAAGATATTCTTTACGAACCCACACTTTTTGTGCAGGCAAATTTACAATTAATTGACTCAT